TAGTAAGTTCAATGAACTTTAGCTTGTCATCCAACTTCTTCAACAGCAATACGTCTTGTCTGTTGTAAGCAATAAACTTTTCAAAGTCATTGTTGTATAACTGATCTAGCGTGCCTTCGTAGTGGATTTTATTTTCGCCAAGTTCAATCTCACCAACATAATCTAGTCGATAGCTTGGCAGTTCATGATAGTTGTACTTGCGATACAGTTCAAGATAGTCAAGGTGAACACGACCAATAGGGTCATATGTTTCCATGGACTTGCCGTACTTTTCAAACTCACGCTTCTTGGGATATTGGTCCCACAAGCAGATGCGGCGGGTTTGTTCCTTGCCAAGCACTCGTGTAATACGATTGGTAGTGTATGGAATATCGAAGCCTTCTGAGTTCCAACCACTTAGTACGTCGGCATCTTCAATCAGCTCAAGCCACATGTCCAGCATTTGCTTTTCGCTGTCGCACAAGATTGTGTTTTCAAACTTGACACAAATTTCTTGTGCCATTTGATCGCTCATGGCCTCGGGCTTTAAGCACAAGGTAATGTTCACATCCATCCACATTAGATACGTGGTAATGGCTGTGATATAGTTGAACGGATCTTCTGGTGGAGCAAAGCCCTTGACCTTGTCGTATGCGACTTCAATGTCGAAAAACGCAACATGAAGATCGGGGCCGTCTTGGCCTCCATACACTTCTTCTAAGCAACGATTCAAGGGCTTGTAGTCGCTTTCGCATAGTCGCTTGTTAGAATGGATGCGGCGTTCTTTGTCAAAAGCCGCGGCATTACCTAACATGACTCTGCTGACTCGATCGCCAGCAATGTTTACAAACTTGCCTTGCTTGTCAGGATAGTATAGCACGTACTTGGCTGGATACTCTTTGAGTACCCTCTTGCCATCTACACGTTCTACAACGTGGATGATTTCTTTTTTCTTATCGTGATATGCGTCAATGAACATGTATTATGTATTTCTCTTTAGTAGAAGTGTCTTGCCAGTGCTTCAGACAGCCGATCATCATCTACTTCGATTTCTAATTCTTTAAGGGTATTTTTAAACACATGCTCTAGATCTTCAAATCGATAGATACTGTTGTGCAGGCCCAAGAATCCAGCATGTTGAGCTGCCGCATAAGCCTCTGGCCCCCATCCAAAAGTATCATACAGGATACCTCGATAACTACGTCCTTCATCTAACTCACCTTTAGATAGCTTTTCAACCACAGCACAAAAGGCCCATAGTTGTTCTTCAGGCTCAAGGCTGGAGTAGTATGAGTTGGCCATGTCTTGCCATTCGTTCGCGGCCTTTAGAAAAGCATTTCCAGACGCATGTAGGGCGTCCATTACTTCTTGTTTTTTAGTTTCATCAGTCATAAGTTAGTATAGCATTATTCTTTAAATTTGTCAAGCATTTCAACTTCGGCCAGTTCCCGCCATTCTTTGAGCCAAGGTGAATGATCACATTCACGTACATGAGCCATTACTCGCTGACGTCCGGCACCTTCCATGGCCTCTCCAATAAAGAAGTGCATTATTACTTGTCCGTGATGCATGATCTCAACAATCATTGGATCGTGTTTGGCATTACGCCAACTAAATTCTTGATACATTCAATTACTCCAAGTTAGCTTAAACAGTGCGGCTTCTTCGCGGCTTTCAAACATCCATACCTTACCACGACGGTGCCAATGCTTTTTACATTCTGTATGCATCCAGGTGTTCATGTCGCGATTGTCAGTTCTTGTTAGTCTGCTTAATTCTACTCGTGTCCATCCAACATGAGTTAGCATGTTAAACAAGATTTCATTATCAATTTCTTCTCGTAAGATTTCGGCCGCTTGATCAGCATACTGTTCTTCAAGCACTTGTGTTGCTGTTTTGTTCATAACACTTCTCCGCCCCATGTCAATAAAAACATAGTAGCGGCTTCTTGAATTTCAAATTGATATGTCATATAGCCTTGATCATATTCTTTAGTATCTAAATACCAGCGTTGAAAGTATCCGCTACCAGTTACTGGGTATTCTTCACACCAGTCATAGGCTCCATCGCAGGGCCGTTTGACTCTAACCTTATATCTAAAGTTGGGATTTTGTGAACCACCACCGCCATAAAACTTTTCCATTACTCGCTCAACACATCAAAGATGTTTCCGTATTCATAACGCTTCCAATTGTCCATATCCACGTAAGTGTTGATGCAACGTCGAAACACCCATTCAAACCAAACCCATTTGCCGTGTAGCTTAACGGGTCTCCAAGCATACCAACTCTTCCATGGTGATGTTTCTATTTTACGAGCAACATAGTCTGTGCCCATTGGCCCATCAAACAACTCGTCTTTAGGCCCACCCCAATTTAAATAACATAGCGTGTTCTTTCTCTTTAAACCATACGTTTGCCGATGCACCTTGACTGAAAAATCTTATGCTGTACATATCAGGTTGCCATTCTACTAACTCATCCAACCAATCTCGCATTTGCTTTACATCAATGGAATGCTGTTCAACTGATACGTCACTAAAGAAATCAAATCGAGGTAGTTCAATCCTGACTCGATAATTGTGATCTTCTGGAACTGTCATGCACCCCACCGTAATTTAAAATAGAAAGCATCTTCTTTGTTATCAAAAAAATAATCAATCCGGGTATGATCATATGTGTTATAACCATCCTGGTGCAGATCATTGGTGACATAACTGGGACAATGTTCTTTGGCCCATTCCAACGGCTTCCAAAACGGAGAGTACGGCAAAGTGACTATACAACTCATGCTTACATTGGAGTAGCTGGCCTGTCAGGACAATATTCGCACTCGGGGTCATTGCACTTGTCTTCTAGCCACTTGTTGCATGTGCCACAGAAGTAGGCATCGTACTCTTCCGAGTAGGCCTTTTCGCAGTTGTTATCACAAGGCATTACAATATTCCATTGTTGTTGAACAGAGGTCTTGACTATCATACAGTGACCAATGCAACAAGTCCAACATAAGTTAGTGCATGTAAGAACTGGTCCAAGCCCAACAACCACCAAAACTGTTCATGTGTGTTAGCACCCCAACCCATGCGAGCATTTAGGTTCATCTTGGCCCAATCGATATGATAGTGAATCACTGCGTCAATCAGAGCCAAGTAAATGGCCGATACAGGAGCAAACCATACAAAGCAAAGATAAGTGCCTATGCCGTGTAGGCCTGAGTGTAGTATGCCACCCGGGTGACCATATGTGCCTTTGTTCTGCCATTGGTAAGGCTTTTGTAGCGGAAAGTCAATAACAAAGTGTTTGGTAAAAAGCAAGGCAATTAGGATCAGTGTTTCATTCATGGTCAACTCCACATAAGTTTAGCAATTATAGCATGCTCTTGGTGCTTTCGCCTAATCTTTATTGTCAGGCGGTTTGCCGAAACGTCATCGCCAGCCATGCCCCAATCCCAGTCCCATTTTTGGCGGCCCACATTGGCTTCCATCCAGGGCCTATAGTGATCGTTTGGATCAGCTGACCGAGTGGATACCATTGATCCATCTGGACTTTCGTTTAGGACCACCCATCCATCGGGCCACCGCACATTGATTACAACTCCAGGCATGAATCGCCACCACAGTTGGTGCAAGAGGTTAAGCCCGCATGGGAGATATTTGCCCGACGGGATCTTAAAAAGATTGTTTATTTCTAACTTACTCATACGCACGATAATGCAAACATGGCCGCATCCTCATCACATTCAAATTGAATGAACTTTTCTTTAAGATATCCGGGACTATGGTAGTACGGATGCCTACAGTTTGATTTTAACCATGTGTCTACCAAGTGATCCTTATAACTGCGTTGATACTGTGCTTGTACTCCATCTACAGTTTTGGCATAGACCACTGTGTGCAATACGGGAAAGTTAATGCCAGGCCATGCTTCATTGGTTTTATAAGTTACTGCCATTAGCTACCCCATTGCAGTTTAAAAATGAAATAATCTTCGCTATCCTGAAACGCAAAAAACCAGTGATCGCAACCGCCTAGTTCATTTACTTCCCATTGGTTTCCAGTGCTCGGGGCCTTCATTACACGAAGCATATCGTATCGCCATTTACCTTGTAAGTGTTCTTCACACCAGTCACATATCTCATGGAACCCGTCTCTGTATCCACCGGGACCGTAATCGTAAATTCTTTTGTACACAAAGTTTTCACGATTTTCAAAACAATGCACATGCTGATAGCCGTGATAGTAGTTGGAAATCTGTGTAGCACGTAGCACATAGTCTGGGTCATATCTACGTTCATACTCTTTACGATTGCGACAGTGGTGCCGAGCCAAGAAACGATTTTCTTGCCAGGTACGGTACTTAGATTTTATAATACCTATCAGGGTCATATGTGATCAAATCAAATGCAGTTGCGTATTGTACGTGAGGTTCCATGTGAAAGCCTGTGCCCCACACTACCCAAACTTTTCGTTTAAAAACTCGTTCACCCCACACTCGTTCACCTGACACTGTTTTAACTGGCCACCAAGCATAAACTTCTCGCCAAGGATAGCAGTCAGCGCCGTCAGCTATGATACTGTATTCCATGGGACTCCAGTTGTCGGGTAAAAACTTTTCTGCACCACGGTAGCTCATGCGCAGGACAATTTGAACAGCACTGCATCGTCTTTGTTGGCAAAGCAAAAGGTGCTGTCGTTTTCATTGAAACGCCAAGTGTTGGCAGGCAAGTTATCCCGCAACCAAAAGATACGATCGTCAGTAGAGTTCATGTCTTTGACTGGCAACCTAAATTGATGCGGCCATAGCCGTTTGTTTAATACTCTCATGTGCCCCACCGTAGTTTAGTCATTGCCAACATTTCTTGCGACATGTCAAATATGTTGTGATGAATCATCCATTTTTCATTGATGTGGTTGAACCAATCTCGATCTTCTTCGCCGTTTTCACGAATCCAAACGGAAACTTCTTTACGACAGGAAACAGTGTACCAAGGCGCACCATCAACATCAGCAGTGGATAAGACTTCAAAGGGTGGCATGATGATTTCTTTACAAAGGTTATCTAGCATGACGGCAGTAAGCATAGACTTGCCAGTGTTACGACCCGAAGCAAATGTCATCATTTCCCCATGTTTGAATCCGCCGTAGATAGTGTCAAATGTTTGCTTTTGCCAAGGAAGCAGATCAACACCCGTCATTGTTTCAAGATCAATGTTTAGACATTCTGGATCATTCATGCTCAGTCCCATGTTAGCTTAAACAACATTATAAACTCATCTGCTTCACTTCGCGACCTAAATTTCCAAGTATCGTAGCTGATCCTGATTCCCCCAGAATTTTCTGTGGACCAATCCAATATGGCATTGACTGAATCCAAATCAATTACAGCCGCAAATTCATGGTGAGCCTGTAGCGGATCACTTAGGGTCACAACATGCCCCCAACCTTTTCGCAATTCGTATGTGGGCTCAAGCCAACTCATGTCATTGAACCACCAAAACGCAACTTGGCCATTAGGGCATCTTCTTTGTTCTTGAAACTGAGTACAGTTATAATGTCATAAGAACCAGATGTATCTGATACATCAGCAGAGTGCATGATCCACAAGTCATCATCGCCGTGATACATGGTAAAGTAATCCCAATCAGCTTTGGTTGTCATCAGCACGGGCGCAATGTTTTCACACAGCCAATCATACAGCTCTGTTTCATCACGGTCACCTAGGTATAAGTTATAGTCAAGCATTAGACGTCAAAGTTCAGCATAAAATATGCCGCTTCATCCTTATCTTTAATACTCACAGTGACCATTGGGTCACCTGAATTGAATCTGGGAGTACAATCTGCTCCGGGGCAGTGTTCTGCCATCCACTCAATAAACTCATGATGATTAAAGCAGTATACCCAACAGTGCCAGCCAACCACTTCCTCACGGAATTCACGTTCTGGTTCTCCTTTTTTTAAAAGGATAGAAGGCACTGTGTGCCACCCATCTTCATAACGCCAATGGTTTACTACAACTTGCTGTTCCATTTACTGCATCCACATTTTGACCAGTGCAACACTGTCGATTGTGACCAACAACAAGTAGTTTGCCAGCATGCCAACACTGCCACGAGTACGTGCCGCCCATGCAAAGATACCACACTGCAAAATAAACAGCGGATACAAGATCAAGAATGGTGGATTAGGCACTGTTAACATCATTGTAAATGCACAACTAATGCTTAGAAACCAAGCAAGAATTTCCAGTACACATCGTACGGGATTCTCTTGCCAATCCTCTCGAACGTAATTACCTATGCTGGCAAACAGTTTGATCATTAGATCTTGTTGCCAGTTACGTCAAGGATTTCCTCAACTGCGTCAAGGTCAGATTGATCCTTTTCAAAGTCACCTTTGAATGCTTTGGTAATGGCTTTGTTTAGAACTGCTGGCTTGATTTCCATTTCTTCTGCAATGGCAGCAACAGTTTCCTTGAGGCCCACGCTAAGGTCGTCAATTTCACGTTTGACTTGGATACCTTCTTGGATCACTCGTTTAAGTTTTGCGATTTGTTCTGGTGAAAAGCTCATGTATATCTCCGGTTAGTTAAATGCTTACCTAACAAGTATACACGAACGCTACAGCAAGGTCAAGAGCTTTTTCGTTCGATATCTTCTTCTACGCACATTGATCCATACTGTATCTCAATGATCCTAACTGGCTCACAGTGCGGGTTAGTAAGCTGGTGCCATTCGCCAACAGGCACTTTATGTTCTTCGTGCCGCGCTAATTCACTACTATTATCAATACTATTAACATTGGCTCTACCTTCGCTCACAATCCAATATTCTGCACGTCGGTGATGACGTTGCATACTCAAACTTTTACCAGGATTGATTGTTAGCTCTTTGACTTTCATGCCTGGCACATCATGCAACACACGATAGTAGCCCCAGACACGTTCAGTTTTGGGTGCTTTCCATTCTTCCAAGATCCACGAGCTGGAGTTGGCTTTGTTATCCCCGCCTACTCCAAATTTAAACAGCACATTCTTAACACTCATTTCGGGAATGTTTGCCGCTGTTCTATCCCCACCATTGACAAAGATGATTTCGGCATAGGAATAACTTTGTCGCATGTTTTCTAATAGCTTGACTGCACTGCCATCACTATCATCAAACGCCACTACTTCATCTACACATCGCAATGCTTGTAATACAGCTTGCCGTTCAGCAAAGGGCATAAAAGGTCGCCCTTTCTTACGCTCAAGCCAAGCATCTGAGTTTAGGCCAACAACCAACTTGTCACCATAACTTCGGGCCTCTTCCAAGTACTTGATGTGCCCGGAATGCACTGGATCAAAACCCCCGGTTGCGATTACTATTTTCATATGATTATTTATTGGCACATACCGCACAGTGTTTTCATAATAAGTATTGTATGAAAACCTTTATCGAAATATTCAAGTGTAAGTATCCAATTGCTGTCATGGCCATGAACAAAGTATCTGATGTGCCATTGGCCATTGCAGTTCGACGTGCTGGGTGCTTGCCCAGTTTAAGCATCTTCAATTATTTTACAAGGATAGGCGTAATTGATCCACAACTGTTGGATAAGGACATTGAACAATATGCAAGTGCTGTAGGTGATACATCTATCCTGATCAGTGTAGATATTGGAAATTTGTTGGACTTGCCAGGACTAGTAGATGTATTGCTAGCACGGCAAGTTGGAGCAGTGGAAATTATATTAGACGATGCAAATGAAAATGCTTCTAACAGACGCAGAGTAGTGTTGCCGCAAGTTATTAAACAATTACAACAAAATGGCAGCATGGTTTTTACTAAAACACTGTTACCAATGGATGTAATGATTGGAGCAGATGGTATCATACTCAAAGGCCCAGATGGTGCAGGCCGCGGCAGTGTGTCAGGTGAAACACTAGAACAACTGTTTGACAAGTATTTGACTAATTTTCCAACGCAACGTGTGATCACATCGGGTGGTGTAGGTACAAGCAAGCAGTTGAAATATTATATGGATCGTGGTGCATTTGGAGTAGGCATTGGCACTATGTTTGCTGTCAGTGCTGAAAGTAAAATTTCCACGGAAACCAAGCTCAAGTTGGTAGCGTCAGGAGCGGCAGATGTCAAGCGTTTGAATAATGGTAAAACAGATAGCGACAGCCAAAATGCAGTTGTATTTGCAGAAGTAGCCGACGACAATCACAACAACACTCGTGGCCTAATGGTTGGCATCAAAGACTCAACGCAAGGACATGTGTTTATAGGCAAGGGAATTGAACACGCAAATGAAATCCTCACTTGCGAAGCAATTGTTGCCCGTTTAGTCAAAGATATTTGAACTCTATCCCTCTATAGCAAACAACACCTTGTGTGGTATTTGCTATAGCGTAGCCTGCGGCCAACATTAAAGGAATAGCAGTTCCGCATTTGCCGCCCCAGCCTGTGGGGGAATTAACATCTTGGTAAGTGTCATCAATTAAAATAAGACTCTGGTGTGCCATATACGGCAAGCAATATAGCGTTTGTAGCCTATGCTCTTCCATACTGTTTTCATTGTTCATAACAACACCACGAGCCGCATAAGCCGCAATTTGATCGTGTAGCCATTGGTACTGTAAATTGACAGGATCAATCCAATCGAAGTTGTCTAGGTACAGTACCACAATCTGTTTGCCCAGAGTTGGCAACACATCCCTGCACCAAGCATGACCAGTTTCAACAGTATGAAATTTAGTGTTACCTACACCGCCAAATGCTGTGTTATTGGTAAAGTGTGTTAGTGCTTCGTCTGTTACGTCGATAGTATGGAAATCTGCGCCCCGAGCCTGTGACCAATCTCTAAAGTATGCAGTGCTGCCTTCTCCGCGTTCGCTACCAATTTCTACAACACATTTAGAATTATCTACTTGTAATCCTTGAAACTGGTCGTTTAACATTTTATAAGGTGACATGCCCATGATTTAAAAATTCCCTAATTTTGTGTTCTGCATCTTGCAGACGTACATTGTATTGATGGTTGAACTGTTGAACATTACGCTCTAATCGATTTTGTATATTTGGAATAGATTTAAAGTAATCGTGCCCACGTTTATATAGCTGTTCTACTTGTGTTGCTACTGCTTGAATTCTTTCCAAGGGGTCTGACATTTTATCGTAACTATGATCAACAATGTCGTCAAACACATCCAGTCCCAAATCACGCATTAGTTTAACATGATTTTGAACAGTGTTAAAAATTGGAATCTGACGCATTGCTATTGCTTTGGTTGTTTTTTCTGTAACAAACAATCTATCCCATTGTTGCCACCAACTTGGTCTTGGGCCTTGAAGCTTTTGATATATAACGTCGCCTCCGGGCAGTGGCTCATACGATGACTCAGACACCACGTTGATAAACGCATTACTAAAGCCCTTTTCATTTAAGAACGATTCATCGTGTCTTGAAATAAGCCCATCTACCAACAGCGGGAAATGGTGCTGTAGTTTAGAACTAACAAAAAAGTCAATCCATTGATTGTCAACGGATTCTGTGTCGGAACCACAACTGATAATCGAGTACTCGGTTAAACCGCGTTTGATAAGTTCAACTGTTAGACCAACTCTATTCCAAGTTGGACGACGGGCAAGGCTAATTATTAGGTTGTCTCTGTCTTGCCAAGGAACTACTGTATCTTTATCGTATTTGAGTAATCTGAACTCGCCTAGGTTATAAAATGTCGGGTACGAAATAACATGCTGGCTGGCATAGTCTCCGCCGTTTATAAAAACAATGTCGTTACGAGAAATGTCGCAAACATGGACAAGATTATCAATCAGTAAATCTACTTCGTCCAAACTTCTAGCCTCAGTCAAGTCATCAAGTATCACACGATCAACAGTGCCAACAGCACGAATTTTCGCGGTATAAAAATTAACAAAGTCTCCGTCAAAGTCCAGTGCCCGCAATGGACAAAACGCTATTTGCAGATGTGGTACTTCATCTAGTAGATGGTAATACTGAACCTTAATAGGATCTTCGTGCGTATAAATTACCATGTTACTGCGGTACAGACTTTACAAAATTCCAAAATGTGCCATTGTTATATGACGCGGTAGAGTCAAACTTTTCTTTGTTGCGGTTAGCAATGTTCATTAGCTTATGATACATGTCAAACCGTTCTTGGCCTTCCATTAAGTTGATGCGTTTTAATTCTGTAATGATTTTATACATGCGAGTATTGGCATCATATTCTTGATCGTATGACTCGTCAATGACGCCGTCAAATGTTTCAAAGCCCATGCTTCGTAATGCACGTAAAGACTCTGCAGGACCTACAATAATAAATGGATGTCCGTGTGCAATAGCCCGGAATGTTTTTTCGCTGATAAACACATCTCCGTTTTCGTAAGTGGTTTCGGCAATCACACTTAGCAATGCTTGCTCATAATGACTGCTCACTTGCGGACCATTTTGTGTTACATCGTACTCATCAATTGTCAATGGTGTATCTAGTACAGGTAAGATTCTTGCCTTTACGTCTGGATGCAAGTACAGCGAGTTTTCAACAACTTGGATTGCAGTTTTGACCACGCCTGGGTACAGTTCGCCACTGGGCACAAAGCTGACCATATTGCCATCAATTAAATTATGCAGTCGCATTTCACCTACCAGGTGGCAACGGTGTGCTTTGATAACTCGGTTGTAACTTAAAAAGTTTGCAGTTTTGTTTTCGTACGCATGATCGGCCACAATGTCTCTATCTACCCAAGTATTGATCGAAACAAAATTTAACAAGTTGATATCTGCTTTTGTTTTATTTGCTATTGCCAGTGCTTGACCTTCGCTTTGCAACTCATTAGCATAGAACCATTGGTCTTTGGTCAATTCAGGCCAAAATTTGTTTAGTCTGTCTTGCCACATAAACGCATGTGCAATCATACCTTCGTGTGGTGTAATAAACACAATGCGATCATCTGCATTAAATTCACCAATTCTAGACAGTAGTGATTTGATGTAGTCCTGGGCAACGCTATCTTTATTAACTGCATCCACTGGTGCTAGCGCAAAGTATGTCATTGGCTCATCACGCTTGGAAGTAAATTTAAATTGCGAGTACAATTCAACAAAGATGTTGCACTTATTGACAGGATTTAAAATACGACCATTGATAGTAGGCAAGCTGAATTTAGGGTTACCGTAATGTACTACCTTGCAACCTGGGAATGATTTAATTGTACGCCATGGATCAACCAAGATGCTGCCTGGAGCAATATCATAATAAAATTCATCAGCCTTTACTTCAACGCCTGTACCTGCGTATGTAATAGCAGGATTGTGTGCCATTAGCACTACGGCAGGGCCTTCTGGTGCTGTATCATCGCCGGTTAAAGGATCAACGTAAAACAACTCTACGCCAGAATGTTCAACAAAGTGTCCTACCAATAAGCTATAGCTGCCAATTGTATAAGGTACATATGGCTTGTATGCTTTGCCGTGAATCACAACTGGCATGTTATTTTCTTGCGCAAGTCGTACTAACTTACTAGCCATGGCTTGCGCTTGACTATCTCTAGCACTCATAATGGCATGGAACATATCATATCCCAAGTCCAACTTGCCACTTAACCAACGTAGTGCAATGTTGTCGCGGGGATGGCACGCACCTGCGTCACCTAAGCCAGCAGTCAAATAACGTGGTCCAGTGATACGTTGAGTAGCGGCTTTGAGTGCGTCTGTTACTACATCTACGTTGATGTTGCCATTCTTTTCAGCAACGTCTTGAATCATATTAACCAAACCAATTTTGGCACTGATGAATGTATTGTAGAAAATCTTAATAGCTTCTGCTTCATCCCATGTACCAACATTAACACGGGGCTCGTTCTTCATTAAGGGCTTGTAAAACTCAATTAGCTCTTTTGCGTCACCTGTTGTAGAGCCATCTTCTGTACCAATGATCAAGCATTCTGGATTGACCATGTCCCACTTAACTGAGCCCATGGCAATAAGATAAGGATTGTAAATGAAACGTGCGTTGGTCAAATAGCCAATTAGGCTATCACGAACTGTGCCTGGTAACACTGTACTAATTAGAACCACCAACTGGTCTTGTGTCACGTGTGGATTGATTTGTTGGAACACTTGAATTACAGGCGTGTAATCAAAGTCGCATGGTGTCATATTTGAGATTGGAGTCTCGCCACCGTATTGTGGATTGTGTGGTGTAGGTACTGCAACAAAGATAATATCAGCACCTTTGACAGCTTCTTCAACTGAGCCCATAATCTTGACTGTTTGTGTAGGATCAACAATGTTGATATCGTATCCACAAACATCGTAATGTTCGGCCATTACTTCTGCACATGGTAAGCCCAGCTTACCCAATCCAATCATTGCTACACGTTTCATTCTTGTTCTTCTTTATCTTTGTTGGCTGCTTCTCTGAGTGCCTGTGATTCTTCGTATTCTCGCTTGCATTGATCATAGAAATAACCAATCTCCGGAAACACTGTTTTAAAGTCAGTGCCATTGCGGCGATCATGTTCGCTAATGTACAAGTAAAAATCCCTTCTACTTACCTGATTATCTAAACTGCCTTGCCATTCTGCAGAAGCGATGTTATACACACGTTGCAAGTTTTCTACTTCATGCGGGTAAAAGCCATCGTGGTAATCAACATGTTGATACGTTGCAGTATTGTGCCGCATGAACTGAATGGCGCGGTCTAGTAATACCAGCATATAAGGATCTGCCAACAATGAACTTAGGTAACGGGGATGACGCAGATATGGAAAGTCTAATCCCACACCACGCATGCCTGAATTGTTAATGCTAACACTTGGGGCCTGGCGTAACGCCAACATATCACGTAGGAATGATTCAAATCGCGGAATACTCAACAAGTTAAAGGTGACCATTACTGTAATGCTCAACGCAGGATAGCGTAATGTAATGTCCCACAATGTGCGATACCATTGTTTATAGTTCAAGCCTGTGCGAATATATTCGGCCTGGTTGCCCCATGTATCGCAACTTGTAAAGATTTTTAAACTCTTTACCAAATTGTTTTCTTGAATGTAGTTGGCTTTTTCTAAAAACTCATTTAATAGCTTTTCATCCACACCCAAATTGGAGTTAATGGCAAGATCAAGTTCGGGATTTGGATGCTCAATAATCCAGTCTAATACTTTAAATGTGTCCTTGGCCAACAGTGGTTCCCCGCCAGTGATGCGGAATACTTTTAGCTTGGGATATAATGTAGGCCACCATTTCCAAAATGCTTCAATGTAAGGATTGTGTTCCCTATTAGGAATAGGCATACGCCCTTGACGTTCTAGCTTGATAATGTCACGATCAACACGCCCACCATCTAGTAAGACAGGACCAAAACGTTTGGCCTCTTGCATGATTGTACTGCTAATGTCGGGACTGCAATATGCACAACCAAAATTGCATACGTTTGAGAAACTTACTTCTACATAAGCTGGCGTAACGTCAGCGTCCCAGGGCATCTGTGCCGACGGCTTTAAAAATGGTTCGCCCCACACAGGGTCGGCACTTTTATGCACACGATCTGAGAAGTGATGCCCTGGAGAATCTTCAGCTTTCCAGCAGTAGTCACATTCGCTTGGACGTTCGCCTTCTAGCATCTTTTTGCGTTGAGCTTTTTTAAACTTGGTATTGTGAAGTGCAGATGGATTGGCAATGATTTCTTCTACGGGAATATGATGTGTTGCAGGGTGATGACACGAGTGTGTTTGTCCCGTTGCAAGATGGATAGTGACTTGCTGCCATTTGGCCACACAATAGCTACTGCTGACAGCATCTAATCGTTGCTTGACCTTATTTAAATGAATTTTAATTGGTTCCACGTTTGCCTTCTAATGTACGTACTATGTCACGAGCAACAGTTGCTTTCATTTGGTTCTGATCTGTAACCAATTGTTGATTGTGTTTGATCACTGACTGGCATTGGGCCAGTATTGCATCAAATTCCTCGTCAGAAATACTTATCAGACGTTTTAACTCTCTTGCTACCAGATTGGCACGAGCAATTGGTTCTGGCTCTTCATCGTATTCTTCGTTGATGTATGGAGCAAATGTACGAAACCCAATTCGCTTTAAGCCCCGTAGATAGTAAGGTCCGCTTAATACCAAAAATATCTGACCTGCTGCCATTGGCTTCCATATCTTTTCTGACGCAAACGCACTGGTAGTAAAGCACAGCGTTTCAGTAACAAGATTTATAGGATGCTCGCTATACAAGTCTGTATTAAAGTCCAATGCATGGTTAGTTTCAAAGTCTGTTCTGTCGGCTATTAATGGCAATTTACTAGTCAATGATTTAAATGCATTTTCGTAGCGATCCAAAAATCCCATTTGTAGTTCTTTTAGCTCGTCCCACAATCTACGTAGATCCCATTGATTGTCTGCCCATCCAATGTCAGGTTCTACAAAGTTTAAAGGCATGCTAATAGTACCGTGTTCAATTAATTCCCTACGTTCTAATATAGTCATCATCATAATACGATGATAGTGCGGGCGTCGATTTAAACTCATATAACGGCGACGTCTTGTATTTTGAGAGGTTGCTTGTAGTTGCCTGCTGGCCCATACTGCAAAGTATCCGTAATATGAAACTGTCATTGCAGGTCGAACACGGTGTTGGGCACACCACATTCTATAGTTGTCTTCGATGTTTAAGTCGCCGCTTACATAAACAAGTCTATCCTCAAGACCATGGCTGCGGCTCCAATTATACAAGTCGCCAAACGCTTCTTCGCCAAAGCCTTCCATGCTGTAGTCTAACACTATACGACACGAGTCATCGAGCCAGGCACGTGATCTATTGTGGTCAGACTCAAACCATTTGGTGATTAATTTTAATTTAACAGGATCCCAACCTCCATGTAGTCCAATTACTACTACACCATTTGAATTATTTTTGTAGTCAGGAAATGTTTTTACCGTTATTGCAGAATTAAATTCAGGTAATATTGTTAAATCAATTGCAGGTTGTACAGTAAAGTGATCTATGTTGTCTGTATCGTTAGTAATAAACTGTTGTAGGTAGCTGTGCAGTTCAAACGGATTATCATTTTTGTGGTCGCAGTACCATATCATTTCTCTCATGCTTTATTTATTATGTGTGCAGTTAAAGATATTGCGGCCAAGAAGAACCCCAACGTGCTTGGGTAATTAATCCGCAGAGGTTGGGGCCGTGTTAATAGTACTTAGCTGTCTAACTCTTCAAGTACTTCCAAAATGTGCTCGTAATGTTTTTTACGATCAGCAAGACCAATTGTACCACCGTTGATCTTTTTAGTAACAGTGGTAACGTCGCCCTTGTCTGCCCATTCGTTTAGTCGGCGTGTGTTCCAGAACCAACCTGCACTTAATACTGCCACTGGGTTTTCTGCAACACAGTCTGGGTCTGTTAACAAATCCATGTCTAATGCTTTACCGCAAGCTGTATAGTTGTCTTTACCGGTTAATTGAATAACACCACGACCACGATACTTGTAACCGTCACCTGAAGCTTCGGCACCGTTACCCATACGACCACCGTACACACGATTGGCAATCTTCTCTGGCTTACGTGCATAAGGCACAGCCGACTCTTCTGAGGGGAAATACTTTTTAAATGTGCCAGTTAGACCCTTGGCACTGTAGTTCAAGTTTTCTTGGGTGGCGGCAAAGTTGCCTGACTCGTGAGCAGTTTGTGCAATAAACATGGCCATACGCTTGGGCGTGTCAATTTCAAAGTGTTCAAATGTTTCGTTCAAACCTTCTACAAACTTTTCCAAATTGGATCTCTTGGCTTCGGGCAAGCATGCTTCTAAAATATCAATTGTTAACTCGATCACGTTAATCTCCTTTTTTGATAGCACGAGCAATAGCATGTGCTTTATTGATAGTGCTCTTTTTCAATGGTGGTTTATCACCTGTGCTTTTCATTGCTTGGCTCATACCAATTGCATATGGATTTTTATCAGCTTCTCGAATGCCAACGTTAATTTTAGTCCGTTGTTGAAACTTTCTGAGAACTTCAAACTCTTGCGGGCTAATTTTACCAGCGTGGTACATTTTATTTACTAAGGCTTGAATCTCTGGCGGAACGCCTGGTGGATTTTGTTTCTTGCTTGGAGCATCGTAATTGCGATCAACTTTAACTGAATCAGAATCAGCTTGGTTAAAGTAGTCACGCATTTGTGCTAAACTAGCTTCGTCTAATCCATGACCACCTTTGACAAAGTCTTCTAGCTTGACTATTACTTCGTGCTCAACGTCTTGGAAATCTTCTTCTGGATCTAATCCATGTTCTTGTGCAGTTGCCATAAACATAGCATGCAAGCCCGGAATGTGTTCGTCAAACAAGTCAGTCATTGTGACACTACCGTTGCTGTTATAAAGTTGGTCTAACACATACTTGGCCCAGTTAGGGGTCATTTCTGTAGCTACACTTTCGTCTACATCATCCTTAGGAAAATTTCTGGGATCAAATTGTGGCAAGTATGTAACCGTGCCTTTTGGACTTACCACGTGAGTAAACTCATATCCTTCGTCATCTAAATCTCGCATGAACTTTTTAGCACTAAAGAAAGGATCTCCCTCTACCGGGTGTTGCATTACTTCTTCGTCACCGTCCATGACAGTCCATATATTATGACGTATAAAGCGATGGCGGCTTTCGTCGGCTTCTGCTACACCTTGTTTGAACAGTGGATTACCGTTATCTCCTAAATCTGTGTATTTCATTATTTTGGCTCCCAATATCTACCTGCGCCAAAGAACATGTTGGCACGTGAGTTTTCGAATGGACTGTACCATTTGCCGCTTTTTGTTTTGAACAGGCCAAGTTCTTCTGCTTTAGCAGTTTGATCAGCTGGTACATTATAAAAGTAGTAGCCTTTTTTAACAGGTGCCTTTTTATAGTAAGAACGTTCTTGTTCTGGCTTGTCCCAACCTTCATCGTTAGCACCACCGTCTAATTGATAAGCTAAACTTTGACGCTTGCCCATACCTGCTACACTTGAATCATAATCACGTTGGTAAGCATCGCGTCGATCGTAACGACTTTCTTTTTGCGCTGTTGGCATAACTGGTTTTGATAACATTCCTAATGCTTTATTCAAGTTATTGATACCTGCTTTCCATGTGGCTCCAGCCGCATGTGCCGCTGTTAATGCCGCACCCCAAATTGGGTTAAGAGTCATCATAAATGCTTGCTCAATCTTAATATCACTTTGTTGTTTCTCAACATCAACTTCCTTTTGCATTACTTCAACTCGGGCCTTTGTTTCAGCGTCAATGACAGCAAGTTGTTTTGCTTTTTCTGTATTGATCTGATCCAATCTGTTTTGACGCTCGCCTGCATTGTCAATGTTGTCTAGCTGTTTGATTTGAATTTGATAATCAGCTTCTAGTTTAGCTTTCTTATATTCACCTTCAGCTGAGGCATTGATAACTGCAATTTCATGTTTGTACCCAGCTTGAGCCATTTCTAACTCATGCTTGCGAATATCTTCACGTTCTTTGCGGTCTTCAATTTCGCGTTCAATTTGAGTCAAGCGTTCTTTAGCATCAAGTTCTAAATCCTGCTTGATTTTAATAATAGCCAGACGTGCTTCCATATCAAGTTCCAGCAACTCTTTCTGGTCTGCTTGATCTAATTCAGCTTTGTTTAATAAGGCTTGTACAGATAGTTCGTGCTGTAGTGGAGCATTTTCTAAATCCAACTGATTTTGAATGTTAGTAAGATTTTGTTGATGCACACCAGCAGCCTGTTGTTTTACGGCAGCTCGCATTTCATCCATGGTCGGGGCTTGTTGCATCAAATTCCAAATAGCTTGAACATCACGAGCTAATGCGTGCCCTTCACTACTATTGATGAATATTGCTTGGCTTGGATTTTCAGTGTATGGTAGTACAAACTCTTTTAAATTTTGACCAATTATGCCGCTATCCTTAGCGGCTAGTGCCATCATTTTTTTCCAATTAAGACCCGAGCCGCTTGATGGCTCTCCGTCATTTTTTAACAACATGTTATAAGGAACTAACCAATCTTCAGCAGCTTCTTTCATGATAGATACTTGGCCACTGGCATCTGCTGGCTTTGTTGATAGTTCATGATATGGATTATGAATTTCAAGAGACTTCAATGGTCCAATTGTGATAACAGGGCTACCATTGTTTTGTGCAATCATTCGTGGACTTGAAACGCTGACCATGGCCATATCGTTGCTCATTAACTTTAGAACCTTGGCTTTAGTAGGTACCATTTTGGCACCAGGTACTCTGTAACCAATAATGTCGCCGGCTTTTAATTCAGCCGGTGCTTCTGGCGCAGTGGGCGCAGTGTATGGTGGCACTGGTGGGCGAGGAGTTGTTGGTAAATTAGCAGTTGGCTTGGCAGGCGGATTACGTCTAGCGTCCATTCGTGCTCTAACATCATCCAATAGACCTTCAGTTAATCCAGCTTCGGCCATTGCTGATTGCATAATACTTGCCGCACGACTTGCCGCTTGTTCACGTACACCGCCACCAAAGTAAGCAGCGATCTCTTTAAAGCCTTCTTCGGTGTTCAGTGTGTCTTGTAACAATGCTTTGCTTTCTGGTTTCATCTTTTCAAACTTTGCTAGCAATTGGCGTGCAATGTTTGGCGCAATTACTGTTACAGTGCCATCAGCTAACTTTACTTTGGTTGGCTTTTCGTAGTCACTGGCTTTACGAATCTGCATAATGATATTCTGATCAGCAGTAGCTTGGTCGCCTGGAGTAGCTTCATCGCCTTCAGCTTCAATAACTGGATCAACTCCGCTCTCTTGATCTAAACGATCTGTAATCCATTCATAAGGATCGCCATCACGAGCTTTCTTTACACCATATGGCATCTCATCAAAGTAGTATTCGTACAAGGCATCAAAGAAGTCTTGATTTTCATCAATGTCGCCACCTGCACGGAACTTGGCGTAGTCTGCACTGTACTTGCTTAAGATACCTTCTAGGGTATCGCTGCCTTCGTTTACCGTTTCACCAAATGCTTCTGGTGGATTGCTATCTAACATTTGTTCGACTTGCTTGACCCAACCACTTACATCGCTGGATCCAATTTCTTCTACATCGCCTACATAGTCTGCAACTTCGTCAATGGCTTGCATTACCAATACTGGGCCGTACTTGCTCAACAAGTCTGAGCGTTGCAATAAAATTCTACGTGTGATAGCACCTGCCACTGGATTGTCTTCGTTTTCTTTAATTTGTACGCCGGCTTGCTGTAGTTGCTTAACGGCATTGGCATCTAAGTTAACACTGCCGTCATCTTCTTGTTCTGTATCTAATTCAATTTGGCCGTTCTTGTTGAACGTGGCGTTTGTTGTTTTACCTGTTGGGGCAAACTGTGTGCGACCTGTACCACCTGAAGTGCCTGTGCTTGGGATAGTACCCACTGTGGCATTTGGATCACCTTCCGCTACAGCTTGCTTACTTTCACCAATTTGCTTAACTGTGGCAGCGGCAGCTTTTTGTTGTTCCGGTGGTAATGTAGCAATTTTACTGCTTGTATATTGTGCAACTTTATCATCACCGCCCAACTTCTCTGCGGCAGCGTCCCATAGCTTTTCTACACCCTGCATGCCTAGCTTGGCAGCACTATAAGCACCGTATGCGGCCATTGGGATTCCCAGCAGTGGTCCCAAGATAGAAACGATAGCTGGAGCGCCTGCGGCTGCTACTCCACCTAATGCTAAACCAGCGGCTGCTTTAACCAAACCTGGTGCAGCCTCATCCATCTTAGCATAATCTTCGTGACCAATGTAAAAGTCAGTTTCGGGATCGTAGTACTTGCCTTCTTTTGGATCGTAGTAAACAACCTTACCACTGCGAGTACTGAATGGGCCTTCTAAGCCTGGACGTTCTTGATAACGCTCATTGTCAATACCGCGTGTGACTGTATAGCCTTCTGCTACTTTTTTTGCAGGAAAACGTGCAACTGTCTTACCGTCAACTGTAACAAATCCAGTTGGAGCAGATCTAGCTGTTGCAATTTTGCCATTTGGATATTTCTTTTCCATTGAAGCGACCCAAGCGTCACGAGCTGCATATTGGTCTTTGGATCCACCAATGCTTTCTGTTACACCGGTCACTGCATGTGGATGACGCACATACAATACGTTGCCGCCAGCTGTGATATAGTGTGGTAAACGTTGGCTATCGCCGGGCATGTATTCTGTGCCTGACACTGGAATGCGTCTAACTTTGTTGTCAATACCGTAGATGATGTATGACTTGCCGTCTTGGCTCAAACGACTTTGGTCATAAATCACATGCTGTTGACCACCACCTGCACGACTACGAGCATCTGCAATTCGTTGCTTACGGATTTGATCTTGCTCAGCGTTCCATACTTGACGCTCTGTACTACGACCATATTCACGTTGGCGCATTGCTTCTTTATAGTTGGGACTAAAGATATCGGCCATGTGCTGGCCAACTGAATGATTTAGACCTGGATAGTTAGGGTTAGCACCACCTTGTGCTTGAGCTGAATGTGCGCCACCCAATGCAATACCCGCTGCCATTGCCGCTGGCACAATCTTTTTAGCAACATGATGCAACATATCTTTTGCACCTTCGCTTAATTCGCCTTCTACGATTTGAACAGTGTCAAATGGGTCTTTGTACTTTTTAACCTGTTCCAATACTACGCTTTCATGTAAGCGGCTGGTAATTTGCTTGACAACTTTACCTTCTTTGATTAATCTAATGCGAATCATTTTTGTCCCTTTTATGCTTTATCGTGAATTTCTGGCTGATCATTCGTACCGCCAATTATTTTGTATGTCAGGCCCATTTGTTTAACCTTGGCCAACATTTCTTTGTATTCTTCTTCGCCCTGCGCTACTAACACAGTGTCGCTATCGTCTTGTCCAAATTCGTGCGGATCAATTTTGTTATTGTTCCAGTACGTACCAATTTTGTACCAATCCAAATCACCCGGTGTATTTACTACAATGGCATACTTTGGATTAGATAGTATGTCTTTGACATAACCCTGTGGATCTGGCTCTTTGGTCAAGCCTTCCATCAAGCGATAATTTTGTGCGGCTTGCTCTACTACGCGAATACATTCGCGAATAAAGTTGGTGTCTTCGTCTGTGATGCCACGACTGCCACGACCACCTTTACGTCTTAATCTTGCCAGCTCATTGTAAGCCGCAACAATAGTATTGATTGTATTTGTTAGTTGTTTGATATTTTCAGCACTGCGACGGAACGCTCCGCCATGCTCAATGCTTAAATCTTGTGCCAATGCGGCTGCTTCACGACGAGCTTTGTCACGTAAAGCCTTCAAGCTGTAACGACCAGCGCCACCTAGTACTGCAACTTCTGTATCGCTCATTGGATTTTCACGGTCTAGTCTATAGATAACATTGTCGTGATTTAACACGTGAGCTTCGTCTACACCTTGTTGCTCAAACACACCTTGTCCAATTCCCTTGGGACCTGGCACATATTTTTGACCAACTGCGGCACGTGCGTTTTTGCGTTTTTCTTTATTGTTCTTACCACGTACAAATAGAGGATAGGCCACTGTAGCGATGTTGCTAGACGTGGTTGCCACCACAGCTTCGCCGTCTTCCACTATAATTAATTCACGTAGTTTCATAGATATATTTATTGTTTTTACACATTAACCTTCACTCTATTTACCAACAATGAAAATGGTCCTATTTTTAGACCGTTTTAATAAATACTACTATAGATAAAGGATTGCCAAGATGGGTGAGTTTTTCAAATTAGTAGCAGAAGTAGGCTTCCCAATTGCGGCTGCTATTGCCGCTGGCTACTTTGTGTTTCTAACGCTAAAGTTTATTTTAGCAGGGGTTACGTCAAGTGTAGCAAGCCTTAAAGGGATCATCGAAGCCTTAGATAACCGTGTTAAAACAATGAATCACGATGTTATACGCATTGACACTATTGTTTCAAATGCACTGGGCCTAAGACCCGACACCAGTCGTATTGCTCGAGCAGACGGCAAAAACGATGCGAGACGCGACTAATGCTACACTTTGATTATAACTGGGATTTAAGACCAGACAGAATTATACTTGACGAAGAACTAAACATCGATCGTTTGGGTTGGCAAGCTGGTGACTACTTTAAAGTTGTCAATATAAATGGCCGAGCAATGCTGGTCAAAGTAGATCCACTTACAGCGTTTGTTCGCGACGGTGGCGCAGAATTAGCAGGAAAAGAATAATGGATATCGCAACACTGATCAACAAATACGGCTTCCCGATTGTGGCCGCTGGTGGCATGGGATACTTGATATTCTACGTATGGCAATGGGCAACACAAGACATTAAACCAGTGTTGAGTGCCGCCTCTAATACTTTAATTGCCTTGATTGATCGTGTGCGTATGCTGGACAACGATCTAATTCGTTTGAATCAAAAAGTAGATGTAGTGCTACATTTACGTGGCAAGATCATCGACGGTGAGCGTGTGGTAGAACAGCAAAAAACAGATCGCGAAGCTGATGAAAAGTTCCGCGATGCTGTCAACATTGAATCTAAGAAATAACTAACCCGTCTTGGGCAAAGCCCTCGGTTACCATTTGGACATAATGCTGACTTGGTTCACAACCAGTCAGCTTTGTTCTATAGTGCGGAGTCATGTAATATACCCAAGCCGAAGTTTGTTTGCCATTGTGTTCAACTACTGCACTGACTCTGTCGTAAAATGAAGGATACCCTTCTCTATAATCCAAGTCCTGTAGCTCAATCTCATCAATATCCCATAATATGCCTACAGCAGTATCTCCTTTGGATTCAAATACATTAGCGAACTGTAGCATTTCCCACTTGTAATCTATTAGTGTAGCAGGTCCCAAACGCTTGCTGGTCTTGCTCATAACACTGTTATTGGTATTCATACCATATGCAAAATATAACAACTTAAACTCCTAATAAATGAATATTGTTTTTGATGTGTTCCCACACACCTTCAGGGTTGCCGTCGGCAAATACCAATTGGCAACTGATAGTTATCCTGAATCCGGGTCCTTGAATCACAGTGTGCGGTTGGTTAGTACGTAATATAGCACTGGGTACATTGGACTTGGTTTCAAATACTGGGCCTGGTAAGTCGTGCCATTGAATACGGCCAGCCGCTAAATCTTCTACACAATTGGCCATTACATTGACTCGTGCTTGTGAATATTCTGTAGCTGGATATTCTTTTATAGTAATTGGCAAGTCTTGACTATCCCACCATTGGATCGTGCCCGGTGATTCTGCTAGCTCATAGTAACTTAGTCGTGCTTCTAACAGTGTTGGCTTGCGATTATAATACACCCCGTCGGCATGGATAGCATACGAAGTTGAATCAGCATCTCCGGCAAATAAAGTAACTGCTCGTGTACGTAATCCCAATAGCTCTACCAGACTATTAGTCTGAGCAATAGTCTTTGGGAACGCTTCGGTTACTGTACCCACATTAACCAGACCGTGACCAGTGCCCACATACTTGTGTTGTAAAGCAGGCAACTGATCTTTAATGAATGCTTGTTTTTCTACAGGATCAATTGTTAATGCCAACGGATAGAAATAGGTCATTTGCTTGTGGCACGATAGGTACCGTCCCAGTTGGCTGGCAAGCCTTCACGCATACGCTCCAACATATTTTCATAGTACTGCTTTAACTCGTTGTCCAAGGCAATTAACTTTTCGCACTGTTTTATAGCACGAGTCCAATCACCACGATAGTATGCAGTCAAGTATGTGTTGTGTAATGTTGTATTGGTTTCGCCTAAGGTGTAGATTTTAACGCCTACATTCTTACCCTTAACTGCAATACAATCTAATTCTACCGTCGGGTGTTCAGCTTGAACAAGCTCAGCAGTTCGCTGTCCCAGTACAATTCGTACGCCATAAGGCTTACTTTGTCCCTCAAGTCGGCTCGCAAGATTGACGCCATCGCCCAGGCAAGTATAGTCAAAACGCTGATCAGATCCCATGTTACCGACCACAACAACTGCACTATTAATCCCAAGACCCATACCAAAAGGCGGGATACCTTCTGCTGTAATTTCCCGATTAAACTCATCCAAACTCCTCATCATTTCTAATGCTGTTTTAACTGCTTGATGTGCATGACGCGGCTCGTCAACTGGTGCGTTCCAAAATGCCATTTGTGCGTCGCCAATGTACTTGTCAAGCGTACCGTTATTGTCAATGATCTTTCGTGTCATTGCTGTCATATAACGATTCATGATACGAGTAAGTCCTTGTACGTCCTTACCGTAGTGTTCACTAATGGTAGTAAAGCCACGAACGTCTGTAAACATGATTGATAGTTCACGTTCATCACCACCCAGTTGAAGCATCTCTGGGTTCCGTTGCAACTTGGCAACAAGAGCCGGACTCAGATATGTACCAAACTGCTTTTTAACTTGTTGCTTTTGTTTAAACTCAACTACAAAGCGGGCAAACAACGCATGACCGTACAATACAATGGCCGCAAAGGCCAAGTAGTAAATGTCCCATAATTGACTATAAGTTTGCCAAGCATAGAAACTGCCGCCCACTACTGATCCTAGTGTGACAAACAATGCCGCACCTACTGCCCAAAACGGCAGTCGAGTCATAACGAAAATTAGTAGAAACGCTATCAGCACAATTGCTAATAGCTCAATACTTCTTGCAAATGCAGGGCGTACTGGACTGTCACCATCCAGCAATGTTTGTACTGTTTGTGCCTGAATATCATGTGCCCACGCTCCGCCCTGTGGCGTGGCAATAATACTACCCAATCCCTCTACAGCCAGTCCCAGTATTACAACCCGGCCTTTGAGATCTACTTTTTTCTTGCTCAACTCAGACAGTTCGTAACGTGAGAAGTTCTTGTTCCAACGCAACCAAACTCGAGCATGTTCATCTGTGGTAATAACTGGCTGTCCAGCAATGCGGACTTTTTCAATTCCTGCTGAACTCATTTTGACTTGATAGCTGGTTTGTCCTGTAGCAACACGAAGTGCTTCAATGGGCAAACTGGGATACACTTGATCGCCTACCCCAACTACTAACGGCATGCGTCGAACAACACCGTCTACTTCGGGTGCAACAACACTGGTACCTACACCCGAAGCCGCATCAGCCAAGGGCTTGTAAGGACTTAACGCACCAGGCCAACTAAATGTCCAATCCAATGGGTCACCACCTATAACAGCAACACCACGACGAACAGCGTCAGGCCGTTTATTTTGTGTAGTAGGTGCTTGAGCAATAACGGAGTTGGTATGACTTAGTGTATTAACTAAATCTCGATCGCCGCCTAGTCGATCTGCTTCACTCATGATAATGGGCACAACAACTGCTGACGCTCCCAGTTCTTGAACTCGATCGATTGCTCGTGCCAGGTCCTTGCGAGGCCACGGCCACTGTCCTAGGCGTTCTATACTGGCTTCGCCTATATCAACAATGACAACACGATCAGAATCAACTGGCGTGTCTGTAGCAAGTAATGTATCAAAGCCTTTGAGCTGTATGCTTTCAACAGGCTTAGGGTTGGAGATTTTTAATGCAACAAGTACCACTGCCGTAACAGCTACCCATGCAATACTCCATGGTCCGGGAATAAAGTTCTTCATACTGTAATTTAGCATACTTCTGACAGAAAGTCAAGTCAAATAAAGGACCTGGATCAATCACAGCTACTCATTAAGAACCATAGACAATATCATAGTCTTCGTGTTAACCATATTTTTGCGGCACATAATTTTTACGGTGTATCCATATTTTTGCGGGTTAAAGTTAGTGAGTATTGTAGTTTTGATTAACACGAAAAATTTGATCTCAAGATGAATAGTTTTGCTAGATTGGGAGGCCATACGACACCCTGTCGAGGATGCCGGATGAGATGTTTGCTTAGACGATCAGCCACACTGAGACAATAGGTGTTTGGGTTTCCGCGTCTCTGGGCTCTGTACCTTACCCTACCTATTACGATTTTTAAAACAACTTCGGTGTCATATGTTGTTATGGACGCATTGGAACTAAGTCAGTTCGCACTGCACTCAACCTGTATACTGGTATTCAAACGTAAGACCCATAGGGGCAACATTTTAAGGCATCCGTACTAAGACGGGTAGTGAATACAAGTCCGTGGCGTACTCACAGAATTGGGCATCGGCACACACTTAGATGCTTACCCAGCAGAATATTAACCGGCCTGCTAACCTTTTGTTACGCTTGATTATTGTGTGTTACTTACGACTGTAAGATCTGGACCAGTCTTCAAAGATGACGTTATTGGGCAGGATCGTTTGGAGCCGCTAGTACAAAGTGCTCACCAGACTGCTTCATTGTCCATGTAGGCAGCAGTCGCCTGACCATACGGGCATATAAGCCCTGACGCGAATCTTCTTTGGCAGAAAATGTCAACACTTGTATTCGGTCTTGGTACTTGGCCAAAAACGCTCGCATAATGTCAACTACAGTGCCCATGACTTCAGCTGAATTACCAGTACCAGTTAAGCCAAACTTTTGTGCTCGACTCAACTTGGAACCATGCTGTTTGAATTCAGCTTCCCATTCACCATCAGCCCCGTAAGCATGAAACATGTAAGGCACTTCACCTACATGAAAAGTAGCAATGGCTTCTTCGCTGCCAGTAAACTCCCACTGCCACTTTTTACCAGGTTCAAACAATTCTCTTATTAGCATATTACCACTTACGGCATGACCAGTATCTAGCAGAAGTACGAGGTCCAGGATTATCACAGTTATGACGAGCACGGAAGCTACGACGAGCAGCAGGGTTAGACTTTCTGATCTTCATATCTGGATCGCCAAAATTTACTTTTTTAACGTTGCCAGTTGAAGGATCTTTTACGTACACTTTGAACTTTTTAACATCGCCTTGCATGGGTTTGCCCAGTGGCACACTACGTCCTTGGTATTCGGCTTCGTCTAATTGCTCGTCTTCGTTGAACCATAACTCACCGTATGCTTCAAAAAACTCGTCACCGTCATAAGTTTCTTCTAATTCTTCTTTGACGCAGTTATTGACTCTGACGCCACCTTTGATCTTAGTGCCATCCTTTTTATAACCCGCCCAGCACTTGGGGTCTAAACGAGTCTTTTCCTCCGCCACACCTTGCTCTTTCAACTTGTCTTGAATCTTTTTATAGCGTTGGAAGTTGGCATCTTTATCCACATCAGTTCTGCCAAATTTTTCAGCATCCATCTTCTTATCAATCTCACGCTTGGCATATCCAGGAACAACTTTACGGAGAGTCTGTGGCAAGCCTTCCGCTACATCTTGTTTAACGCTTTCGATAAACTTGCTAGTAATGCTCTGCGGCAATCGCAAATCATACTTCATTAACCAACGTTGAATATAACGTGGGTTTGCATCTGCTACAGATCTTTTAGTGCCATCTGGTGCTTGTACCACAACAGTGATGACACCATTGCGATCTTCTGCACTTAGCAATCTGCTGGCATTTTCATTTAGTTTGCCTTCCGCTACCTTTCTACTTTGCTTGGGGCCTTGACGGCACTTCCACTTTTTATCTGTGGAGCAGTAGTACTCTCCGTGAGCGCAACCTTCTTTTAAATCTTGTATTTTCATAGTATTATCTCATTTCTGGAACAACGGATACTTCGGTGCCGTGCCCATATCCGTTTTGTGTTAGCCATTGAATAGCAAGACGGTTGGCATCACTTTGATTATTGCCAATGCCACCAAAAGTATGTAGCACTCGATCACTGCCGTCTTTAATTAGCCATTGACCAGTCCACTCACCACCGCCCGCCGGTGTCGCAGTTGATGCTGGTGCAGTAATCTTGCCGTACATAAAGTCTCCAGGATTCTGTGCTTTGAAGTCTTGTAGATACTTAAACGCTTCTTCAGAACTGGCAGCATAGTAGTTCTTAACAATCTCATTAGTATCACGATTTTTGATATACCAATTTGGTTCTTTTTGTTCTGGTTGTGGCTTCTTACCCTGACGCTCTAATTGTGCTTGCTTAATAAAGCTCTTTAGTGCTGCCTTGGGCATTTGACCTGCGGCATATTGTGCAAAGTAAGCCAAAGTATCGTTGTGAGTCTTTGGTTGTAAAATTGCATACAACTTTTTCAAGTATTCTTGTTTGTACTTTTCCGGATCCACTGCGGCATCTAATGCCACAACAAAGCGAAGCAATGTATTTGTAATTGAACCAGGATCGCTTGCATACTCCCCTAACCAATCACCGCCAGGACTACGAAACTCAATGTAGCCACTCTTGGTGTTGATACTAGTGTACTTGTTAGTAACACCTGAGTGAATAGCCTTACTGGCCAAGCTGTCGAGGCCACTCTTCATTTTTTCTAATAACGCACCCGCATCTTCGGGACGTTGCGATACACGGTTTTTAATTTCGTTCATTGCACTTTTGCAATAGGTATTGCCAGCTCGGCCAAACTTGTCTAGGATATAGTTGTCGCCCATCAACAATGCTAACTTGACATAGTCTAACTTGCCCATGTCTCCCGACCAACCTTCGACGCTGACGTTAATGTGTAAGCCAGTGGATTGGTTTGTGTAGCAACCATATCGCCCGGCCCACTTGGCAACTTTATCTAAGTCACTTAATAATTCAGCAACGGGCAATGCCGGGCTTACAAATTCTAAACCACCATCACCACTGTTATCTGGGTCTAAGCTGCCGTCTGGCTCAACAACATAGTGAGAGTTGTTGGCATCTGGACGCTCTACACTGCCTGAATGATAAGAGCCACTAGCCTTTACTGTACGGCCAACTGCCTCGGCAAAATCTTCGGCTACTTGTTCTGCACTGACTTCACCACCATATGGACTTGTCCAATAAGGCCATTGGATGTCAAACTCGCTTGAGATATCGCTCATGTAGCGATAGCGAGCATCCTCTAAGAAGTCACCTTCATCACGCGAACCTTGGTTTTCTTCACGATATTCTTCCAAGGCCGAATCATACATGTTGCCTTGATTTTCCCACTCGCTTGTGACCAACTCTTCAAGTTCCTCATCAGCGGCAGCTTTGGCTTCCATGTAATGATCATACGCTTCGTCTGCTTCACGTGCCGCTTGTTGATCGCTTAATTTACTATAACGTGGAGCACTGTTGCCAGCTGCCATGGCAGCATCAACTGCTTCTTCGTCTAGTCCTTGTGATTCTAAGTGTTCGCGAATTTTATCTTCTTCAATCCACTCGTTGTTGTTAATCCAATCACGTAGATAGTCTTCGCCGTCACTGCCCCAATCGTTATCAATCTTTTCGCTTTCCCACTCGTAATACGCTTCTTGTAGCTTTTCAATTAATCTGCGAACATCGCTACGGCTATTGTAGTCACCATCATTGAAGAATTCTTCAATATCAGAAAAGCTACGAGTACGCTGATCCTCGTCATAATCGGGCTCCATGTCCCCGCCCTCGTTGTTTTCAGCATTTGGCACAATCATTTCAAATTCCATGCCGGCTCGGGCATTGATTTGGCTAGCCAACTGCTTTAGGCTACTGGGGCTCATGTTAATTTCGGCTAGGACTTGTTCATCTAGCACTGCGGGTTGGGGGTTGACGTCACGTAATTTCATAGTACTATATTTATACTATTGACCTTGCTGAACTTGTATAGCGGCACACCCGCCTGCTGTAGCACAATTATGGTTAATACTGTAAAACTGTTGAGCTGATCCAGCTTGGCTTAAACTTAGTGCAGTTGGGGCTCCACTGAGAGCAATACTGGCCATATGAGATCCGCTGCCTTGCTGTAGCACATCTACTTGTTTGTTTCCGTTAAGCAACTTGATTTCAGCATAATGACTACCGCTATCCTTTTGTTGCAAATTAACACTGTTTGAACTGTCGGATATGGACACAAAGGCACCTTTTGAGCCACCGGTACTTTGTTGAGTTATTGTGGCCAAGTTATTGTTGCCTGTGATTTGTAAGTCTGTGTAATTGACAATTGTGGCAGAATTTCCGCTTTGTGTGATGCTTACTGTGTTATTGGATCCGTTGCTGTCATAACTGACTTGATTGTTCTTGGTACCTGACTGCTCTACTGTTATTTGATTGCCATTGCCAATTTGGCTGATATAAACTTGGCTATCATTGGTAGTACGATTATAAAATGTTTGAGCTTTATTGACATTAACAGAATCCGGGTTGAATGGTGCCGACAAACCCCCGCAACATAACGGTGGCGGCGGACTGTTAAAGCTGTACCACTGTCCCGAGTCAGGCAAGCTGTTTGTATAAAGAAACAGGTAATCAGCTGAAGGCATAGTGGCATGGTCTATTGTCAATGTAAAAGTGGTACAGCCTGAAGACACGCAAGTTGCTTTCCACCCTGCAAGATTACCAAGTCCCTGGGCCACCAGTACATCAAATTCGTTTGGGTTATTGCCACGATATACAAATATGTAATCACTGCCTTGGCCGCTAACATTCATTGCGGCACCAACAGATGTAGCCTGTGCTTGCAAGCCGGTAATTAAAAATACAATAGCAATGATTAATAATTTCATGGCAATCTCTGTCTCAAAACACCAGCATTTTGTTTGATATAAACATTGTTGCCGCCAGCACTTCCATCGCCAATTACCACAGTGGCCGGAGAGTCATCATGTACTATTGTGATGGTTGTATTTGAACTATACCCTTGTGTTTTGACTTCGGCATAGTGTTCGTTTGTGGTTTCTCGATATGCAACGCCTTTGCCACGACTTTGCAAGTCTACTTCGTTTGGTTGATCCCATCTGATGCATACAGTTCTATTTGGATTACAAGCAGGAGTACCTGCTGCCTCAAGCAACGCCAATAGTCTTGCATCATCAATGGCCTGCTGTGCTTCTCGAACACGTTGAGCCAATCGTCTTTGTGCTTCAAATTCAATCTCTGAATCTTCTTCTTCCTTTTTGGTCTTGCCAGTGGTATAACGAATAGCTTTGCTGATTTCGCCAGGCGGGGTAAGAATCATCAAGTTATTAATCTTGGCTTCAACAGTGTTGACAATAGCAGGGTTAGTTGGCATCATGTTGGCACTGATAACATACGTGGCTTGAAACGCTTCAGTTAGTTCAACTTTACCTGCTGAAGTTTCAACAGTAATAGCACCCACACGGCAACGCTGTTCTTCTAGCTCGTATGTTTTGATATCTTTATCATCTTTGCAGGATGGCAACAAGATAATTAAACTTTGGCCAGTTTCATCTACTGTCATTGAAAAGTCTGTGCCACGAACCGCAATGTTTGCAGTTGGAGTTGTGATTGCCACACGCTGTGGATTTTGTTTGGCTATTTGACCTGAAGCATAACGCACTGTGCCCATGCCAACTCGCATGGCCAACTTACCAGCATCACTTGCCTTGGGATCAAACACAAAGTCGTCAATGACTAGACGACTATTTTCTGTTACTTTGACTCGGGTATCGTCAATGAATGTGATGTTGCTTTCACACTTTTTGGTAATGTAAGTGTCCAGGCTTTCAACTGCTGAACCTTTACTACCTGCCAGTTCTTTTTTGTTGCGTTCAATGGAACATGCAGTGCCTTTGGTATCGGCAACTGTACCGATACTGCCAGCGCCCGCTGTTGTTACTGTTGCAGCCAACAATAAGGCAAGCACTAAACGCATACTGATTACCTTGGAATAGCTGAAACTGGATTAACGATTGCAGCCGAACTACTTCTAACAGTAACAGTATTGTTACTGCCATTGGTTGCAATGTTGATAGTAGTATCATTGAACCCTTGTTGTTGCGTAGTAATTGAGTTAAAGTCACCAGTAGTGTTCATTGTTAGCTTATGACCATTGGCACCTGCTGTATCAATTTGCTGGCTGTTGAACACGTTGCTGTTTCCCACTACAGTATTTGTCACTGTACCATTGCTACTCTTTAACTCATTGGTGACTTGGTTGGAGTTTCCTGTAATTGTATTTGTACTATTGATGTTGTTACCAACCACAGTTTGCACAACTGTATTGTTATCGCCTGTGACAGTTTCAGCTACATTGGATTGAGTTGTGTTTGTATTTGCATCACCCATTGTCAAATTGGTTTGATTGCTATTTCCGCTTACTGTTGATGTATAGGTATTTTGACTGCCGCGAATATTGTACTGTGCTGAGTTATCGTTGCCGGTTTGTGTAATACTAATGGTGTTACTGCTACCGTTAATGGTGCCGTAGTTTGTTGTACCTGGTGCGACTGGCGTCAATGTAGTAATACCAGTGCCGGCAACAGACGTTGTATTTGCTGTTCCGCCAACGGTATTGGTACCACCAACTTGTTGTATGGTAATTGTATTGGTGTTACCAATTTGTTCAATGTAAACACTGTTTGGACCTGTTGGGCCCGCTGCTTGTGCAACCACTGAAGATAATGCAATCAATGTTGCAACCGTGCTTTTTGTAAATTTACGGTTCATATTTCAACATAATCAGTTTCCCAACTACGCCTCCTGGGCTGTGCCCTTTATGTAATATTTAAACTAAATCCCTTTATAATTAACATACGCTGTTAAATATTTTACATGTTACAAAATTTACATGTAAATAATTCAACACCAATGGTGATTACTTTTTCTCTTCCACAAACGCCCAATGGCCTTTGCGAGCCCCTTCTTTGATAGTATTAACTACTGCGGCTTGAACTGCAACATCCACGGCTTTGTTGATACTTTCGTTGATACTTCCGCCCATTTCGCCCTCTAATGCTCTTGCATTTGCTCCAAGCGGAGTACCATCATCTATAAATCTCAATAACGTTACCTTATCCATATAACTTAAAACAGTCTTAGTAACAGTGACTGTGGTCAAAATTTCTCCGGTGCTTACGCTAACAGTTCTTAAAGTAACTGTGACTGTATCGCTTTGGTATTGAGTACTTGCACCAATACCAAATATACGCATACCACTGCCACCTGTGATTGTATTACTGTCATATCCAACAATACCACCTTCAACAATTACACCAGCAAACAACATTGGTGGTAACGGTGTAGCTTCCTTACCTTGATATTGTTCGCGCATGGAACGAATCATTTGACGTTCTTTGATCAAGTTTTCTAAACCAACACGTTCTACAACACGGAACCAACGAGCATTGCCAACTTCCTGCAATGCCTTGATCAAATAGTTTTCAGCACCTTGCGTTACTGCTGAACTTAAAGAAGCAATGTTTGGCAAACTCTTGCGCTGGCCAGTCATGTCCTTGAATCCATATACTGCAATTGTAATTGGGCCACCAGCCGGCGGGGACAACTTATTTTCATCTTTTTTAAGATATTTGCTGGACTCAATTTTGGGAGTATCAAACTGTTCGCCTGTGGCCAGTTCTCGCAATGCACTGCTTGTTGCACATCCACCCAATAAACTTACCACTGCCAAGGATACTAATAATCGTTTCATGTGCTATCCTTAAAATGCGAATGTGCCACTTGGCACTTTCATTGTGGTAGTTTGTGCAGGGTTGGTTAGATTGGTAATTGTAATAATAATCATACCAGTGTCACTACCAGTGCCCAATTTCCATGTGACTGAATTACCAGCCAAATCTGGGATACTACCGCATACTGCGCCAGCGGTTGCTACAGTGCAAGTGGGCGCATCAGTTGCACCAAATAAACTGTCTGTTAGTTGCTTGGCCAACTGTGCATAAATTCTGCTTTGTAAGTTTGCTACAAATTGTGCTTGTGGAGTATTGGCCGCATCACGTTCGGCTTGAGACTTTAAGGCATCTGCTTTGGCAGTATTCTTTTCACGTTGCTGATCTTCCAATTGCTTTATTGTTAGAACGTGAGAACTATAACCAATTCCAGAAAAACTTGGACTATTAAATGAATGTGAAATCTCGGCCCCTACTACTAATGTTGGGCAAAGCACAGCTAAAGCAATTAGTTTTTTCATCGTTGATCCTATTATAATACTATTTAAAGTAGAGGATCAGACAAATTAACTACTACTATAATTTATTTTAGTTCACGAGTTGTGGAAGTGGTTGTCATTGCAGGCTTGTCTTTTGGCACAATTTTCTTGGCCTTGGGCACTGCTACAGGAGCTTCGGTATCGCCTGCTACTTCGACATCTTTGGCACCATTTTTAAGAATCTTAAATGTAAAGTTGCCTTTACCTTGTGTGCTCATGTATGCTTTAGATGCATCAAGTAAAACGCCTGTAACTGTTTCACTTGGATATACAGCATTAAAGCTGTCAATGCTGATTGTGTCCTTGGTTTCGGAACAATTTGTGTACATTTGTACCAGGGCGGAGTGGTTTAGAATGTCAGAAGCTGCCTTGCCAAACTCAGTATTGGCATTGACATAGTCAGCAATCTTGTAAGCAATAGCACTGATCATGTGTTCCATTGGAATGATAACACGCATGTCACGTGCCTTACGACCATTGTACAATGCTTCTAGCTTAGTATGTCCAGCCCAATCAATTTGATCGTCAGGTCCGTACTTCTTTAGTGTCATTGCAAACGTAGCATCGTCTGGAGAAATCATTTTGTAATCTACTGCTAACTTCAATGGAGCGCCAAAGTGACCCTTGGCATCAATGTCTTTTAAAATTTCAACAACTACTTTATACTTTTCCAGCAATGCCGCACCTTTAGGAGCAACTTTTAATTCGTTGATACTCTTTAACAAGTTAACAACGGAAGCACTGGCACCAGAAGCACCTTTGCTGGATAACTTGATTTGCTTGCCTTGTGGATTAACAATTAAGCTGTCATACAAGCCACCAGTGACTGCGGCATTGAAACTGATTGTACAATCTTTATATCCACCTTTGCCAAAGAAGATGTCAGCGGCTTCACCAGCATTACCTTTAATAGGCTTGTCCATCAGCAATGCCAATGGCTGTAGCATTTCGCAGAAGTAATCGCGGAACGCTGTCATGTTAATGTTTCCCTTGGGGAATGTAATAGGAAACTTGTTGGCAGTTAAAAACGCATTTAGCGCAACAACTTCATCGCTGCTTTGACCAAACTTAGCAATGATTTGTCTAGAGATAGAATCAACATTGTTGTTTTGGAATTGTGTTAGAATCTCACTTGGCTTATAGCCTGTGTTTTCTTTTTGTCCTGCCTTGCTCTGATACTTGAAGCCACCAGGAATGGCATCATGTTGCCAATCGTTTTGTACGCGGTTAGCACTAATTTGTTTATAGTAACGACCCAAGAAATAGTCTTTACCGTGTGGTGCGTAGTTGAACTTGGCAATAGCGAATGCCAACATACCAGCATTTGGTTTGTTTGTCCATTCAATTGGCTGTTTTGCTTCCAATGCGGCAATTGCCGCTTGCATTTCTTCTTTTGAACTGAATTGTCCACGTTCAGGATAAAAGTCCAAACTTTGGAAAACAATGATATCACCTTGTGCGTTTTTAAATTGTTCACCAGGAACGCGAGCAGCAAGGCCACGGCCTTCAACTAAGACTTCAATTTTAGTTTCAAATATTTGACGGAATAACATTTTAAATTTCAACCCCTTCGCGACCTAGAGTTTCTCTAGCATCAGCTAATAACTCTTCACGCTGAGGATTATTTTCTAGTGCTTTAAGTACAGCTTCAACGCTGGTCAAGCTAGTACGATCAAATCTATGACCAAACAGTAATTCAGAAACATGATCTGGGTTATCGCCGTTGTCCACTAACTTTTTAGTAGCACGATCAATAAGACCAGTGGTTGGATTCCAAGTGTAGCCTTTTACTTTAGCAATGCTACTTAGTAGAATTTGTTTGTGGGCTCCACGATACTTGCTGTGTGGATCAGCGGCCATTGCAAACTTTGCAAAGTCTAAATTGGGTACAAACATAAAGTCTGTTTGAACATAACCACGTTCAGGACTGCCGCCAATTGGCGTTTTAAAGTGTACGCTGATACCAGACTTTCTGATAAAAGCAGTTGAATCTTCGCCGTGTTGGCTACACCATGCACTTAGTTTAGCAACTAGTTCTTCTTTGGTAACGCCCGGTGGGATACCAATGTCCAAGTCGCCGCTGGTGGGTGTTTTACCAGTTGTACCCAACGCATGTTCAAAATGCGGGATACCAGTAATCTTTTCAAGAAAGCGTACAGTTGGTTCTACATCAGCTTGATTGATACGCTGTGTTAGTTCCTTGCCTTCTTTGTCTTTAAACACATTGCCGCCTTCAGCAATAACTGCTTTGGCGCCATGATAGTACTCCACCACTGTATCAGTTTCCGTGTCAACACGGGCCCAACGCCCGTTTACTTGACGTAGAGATTCATATACAGTTACTCGTGGAGTAATATCATTTAAGAACATTATTAAGCCTTAGGAGCTTTCTTAGCACGTGGCTTCTTTTCGCCTGCCGGCTTCTTAGGAGCAGCCTTTTTCTTAGGAGCTGGTACTTCAACTGCGCCTGCGCCTTCAACAACCACTACTGTTGCAGGGGGTTCACCCAATGCAACAAAGCTAGGAGCTTCTACTTTGTACGGTGCTTCTGGGGCCGGTGTGCTACCAAAACCAAACAGCTTCTTTAAAAATGAGAACATTTCTTTTCCTTTTATTATAGTCGTCGAATCATCAACAACTGTGTATTATATTTAGTTTTTTGGCTGAACTTATGGCAGTTCGAAATGCCTGCTATTTCATAGCAACTTGCATGTAATCAGCAAAGTTATCCTTGCGATTTTCTAAACCACGCAGCCCCGGATTGATTTTTTTGGTTACACCTGTAGTGTCTTTAAAGTTATCTACGTTGGGTTGTACACGGTGCTTCCAAAACCACACTGCAATCTTGGCTGCGACTGCAGGATCTTCTGCTAGCTCTGGATGCTTTTCTAAAGGAATGCCCAGTTCTTCTCCGGCACGCTTGTAATTGTATCGACCTGTAATTTGGATAAAGCCACGACCCTTAAACTTTGCCCCATCGCCAACGTGCTTGTTGCCTAATGCTTTGGCTTTCTTTGGAGCAAATTTTGGATCGTATTTACGGAAGTCTAAGCTACCACCAAACTCTGTTAAACGTTTAAAATCCATTGTTTCATGAGCACATTGTGCCATAAAAGCCGCAAGTTCAGATCCTTGTAAGCCAGATGACTTTGCAACCTTTAGCAATACTGCTTCCAATGGGTTGTTGGTAATTGGCTGTACGTTTAGTTTTTTAGTAGGTTCTGCTTTTGGTTCAGCTTTGACAGCGGCCGGAGCACTTGGTGCAGATTTGGCTTGTGCAAATGTTTTTGGCACTGCTGGTGCTTTTGTCGTTGCTTGCGCCACTGCGGCAGTCGGCTCTTTGAAGTAATCTTGTGCGGCTTGCTTGGCCATCATACCGCCCATACCGCCTGCGGCAATACCACCAGCAACGGCCAAGTTGGTAATTGTATCTTTCCAACCTTCTTCTAAGTCATCTTCGAACAGTGGCCCAGCAACAACATTGGTCGCTTTTTCAGCTTGTAAGCCACGCACCAAGGCAGCACGGAATTCTGTAGTAATGTCTCTGCTACGATATCCACCGCGTGGGAAGATATGTACTTCAATTGGGTTATCGCCTTCTAGCTTTTGAATAGCGGTCATACGATTGCGACCTTCGTGTCCTACAACTTGTGCAGGCTTAGAGAAGTCACCATCATCCCATTCCATTGGGATTTTAATTTCCAAGAATGGAGCACCAATGGCACCACCGTCACTAATGTATTTTTCTAACTCAGCGCTGTGTTCTTGTCCAAGTGGTGCGGCTAGTCGTAGGAATGTGCTGGGCTTCATCATAACTCGCAGACCAAAGTAGTCTACATCTTGGTTATAAGGTACTGCTCCAGCACCGTCTTTGTTGTCAATTTTGACTTCAGATAATAGTTCACGTAAACGCATCAGATATTTACCTGAAATGCCTTTTACGGTAACTACATCATTTGCCGTTGATAGACTTCATCTTTTCGCGTTTTTCGTGAGTGTCCCTGCACTCAACTGAGCAAAATGTAAACTCCGTTGGTTCCTCACATTCAATGCAAAAGCCTGTCCGGATTGGTACAAACTCTTTTGCTGTGGCTCGGCGAAGCTCTTCGGCTGCTTCCATTGCTTCTTGAGCGTCATCGATAATATCTGCCATGTTATTCCCTTATTGTTTTACTTCGACAATTTCAAAATCATCTGCGTCGAAGAAAGTTACTCGATATTCTTCATCTCCATACTTATAGTAATCGGTGATGAATCGTTGGTTATTGGTTGATTGACATGCTTCTAAAAATTGCAAGATAAGCCACATATCGGCTTTTTCTTGTCCTTCTAATGTTCGTTCGTTGGGACGTACAATGCCAGCACGTACTAAAAAGTCAAACGCTTCTTCTTTGGTTTTTGTTTTAAAGTCCATTGGTCAGCACCCACATAAACACATCAGGTCCGTCAAGAATTACCATGTCACTGGCATACTTTAGTCGCTTGGAGCGATACTTACTGCCAATTTTTTCGACTTCAACCATCTTGGGAGTAAAGCGTTTGACCTGTGCAATGTACAATCCGTTATCACTTACTGCAACATACTGCCCTTCTTTGAACTCTCGTCCCATTAGGTCATGGTGTAGTTCGGTTGGAACAACACTTTTGATTGGCTTTTTAAGAGTTGTCATCTTCTGCTTCCTGTTGCAGTTGGCTCTTGTAAAACTCCAACTGATCAATCAAACTTTGAACGCCTTCGCTGTTCATACTGACTTCACCGTAGTACATGCTGAGTGCTACACGATTGTTTTCGGTTAGTCCCAAGCGATAATATACACGACCAAAATCTTCTTTTGGCTGTGTTACTTC